CAATATGAAATTGTGGATAAGGTATTGCCTCAAATTTTGTTAACTCTACTGGTAACGCAACTGGTTCTGAAATTCTAATTGTATATTCTTCTATTTCACCATAACCATATCCTAATGAATAGTAAGCATCAATATCTGGTGTACTATTCCATACAGATAAAACTCTCATTAAAACGTCACCAGTAATTGCATCTGATGGTATTGTAATTAATTGTGATGTAGAATTTGCTGTAGGTTTTAATAAAACATTTTCTGTTGTTTGTAAAACACCATCACCATTCCAATCAATCCAAGCCGCATATCCTTGTCCAGGATTTAATGTGTTTGTTGCAGTTACTGATAAATTATATGGTTCACCTTTTGTAACATTTGCAATTATTGATGTGTAATCTGAATAAGCATCACCATCATTTGTTGTTGTGTTATTAATATCACTAAATGTGACATTTGTTATGTGATCTCCGTCTACAATACCTGATGAATAAGGTGGTGCATTTTTAAGTGTTATATTTACAATATTAGAAACACCAGATGGACAAGTACCGTCTTTTGATGTTGTTCTAAAATACACGTTTGCTTCTTGCACATTTAATTGAATGTTGTACGGATTTGCGGGGTTTGTAACGGTACCGTCTACTGTTGTAAAATTATCAAATGACCACTCAATTTTTGTTATTGACCCACCGTTACCTGTTGTTGTTAAAGAAACGGCATCATTAACTGTTGTTAAACTTTTATTAGTACTTAATGTTCCTCCATTTGTTGGTGTTGTACATACCGTAACTGATGTTACCGTTGCTTGAAAACCAACCCTAATACCACTAATATCTGATGTGAACCTTAAAGTTAGTTGTCCTGAAGCATTTTCTGCGGTAATAGTTGCAGGTAAAGATGTACCATTTAATGTTGCAAGTAAGGGGGAACTTGTATTTGGTCCATCATAAACATATAAGAAATCATAAACAGCCTCTACGTTGAATGATGAAAAATTTAATTGTAATTTTTTTGTATTATCAGATGGTGTTAAAGTTACTGTTTGATTTAAATTATTATTGTATGTATCAGTAGGTCCTCCGGCATCAGTTATTGTGTATGTAATTGTAGATGTTAATGTTTGACTACAATTCCCTAAAAATGGTATTAGTGTATTTTGATTTGTTACAGTTGATGTTATACCTAAATCATCAACATATCTTTCTTGAGCACCTGATGCTCTGGCGTCTAAAAGTCTTATAAAAACATTTGTAAGTCCTAAAGCACCAATATTTAAAGTATATTGTTGATAGGTTGTTGTTGGTGCAGTGACTGTTCCTCTTGTTGTCCAAGTTGTTCCGTCAGGTGATGTTTGAACATTTAAAGTCCAAGCAGTTGAGTTACTACTTCTTCTATACCAAAAAGAAAGAACACCGGGATTTGCAATTTGTGGTGTTCTAATCCAATCACCGGTACCATTAAATCCTGCGGCATAATTACCGGTTCTATTTGGTGAAGTTGATGCAAGTATGGAATTTACACCCCATGTACCTCCTTGTGTTGTTAATGTACTTGTAAAACTTTCGTAAATCAAATATTGATTACATTGTGTAATACCCAAAAAAGAAATTAGGGTAAATAATAAAATTAAAAAATTTTTCATAATTAAGTATTTTTTCTTAATAAATACTTTGAAAAAGTTTAATTATAAAGTAAATTTCGTGTCAAATGAACATTTAGTGTTATTAAATTATTATTCATAAAAAAAGGAGACAATTTCTTGTCTCCTTTCTCTTATTCGTTTAAGATATCTTATCTTAATTCTCTCAAGTCAAATGTTCTAACTCCATCAACTGTGATTCTAGCGTAGAAACGGTTGTTAACCATTTTCTTAGCGTAACGAGTCATTATACCTTTGATAGGTGTAAAGTTGAATGGGTTATACATTGTAGGTGTTAATTGTAGAGGTACATACGGTGCGTAGATGTAACCTGTGTCAAGTAAAGACGTTCCTTTGTGACCCAACAAAATTGTGTTTGGTGGGAAGTAAGGGTCTCTATACACTTGGTAACGACCAGCCAATGTTCCAACTCTTTCAATACCCATGTTGTATTGGTCTTGCTCAGGAGACGCGTTAGATCCGTGGACGTAGTCCAAGTCATCCAAGAGTGCAGAAACCTCAGAAGACACAACAATCCAGTTAGCACCACCTCTCAAAGTTGATTTGTGAATTTGTGCAGACAATTGGTTGATTGCAGTAATCAAAGTTTGGTTCCAATCTTTTTGAGTGTAAGAAGTTGTTTGTGCAATTCTTCTCCATCCGTTGTAATCCCATCTCAAGTTCCAAGCAGCACCTTTTCTCAAATCTCTCAAGATTTCTCTATCGATTTCAGCAGCAACTTGTTCAGAAAGTAATGCTGTAAGTTCAGCTTCAGCATCGATATTATGGAATGCAGCAACGTCTTGAGCAAGCTCTGGAGACCATTGTGCTCTTAATTTTCTTTCAGTTACAGAAACTGTTACAGATTCTAAGTCGAAAGAAACTTCTCCGATTTTTTCTTCGAATTCTAATTCTTCATAAGCTCTCCAAACAGCAGTAAATGACTCACCAGAAGAAACTCCTGATAAAGTAGATCCTGTATATCCGTCTAGCGAATCACTACCACAAGTAGCACAAGCTGGACAAGAAAGGTCTACTTCTAGGATAATACAACCATTTGCATTACAAATATCGTAGAAAGAACCACCGTTTCCTTTGTCTGGCCCACTATAGAAATCAGTTTGTACTTGTTCACCATACTGAACAATTCCTTTACCATATTTTTGAGTAACAACTCTAAATAAAAGTGGTTGAGCCGCAGTAGGAAGTGGACATGTGTTACCTGATGAAAACTCTAAACCTGTGTTAGGAATAATTTTTAAATCTGAAAGGAAAGTTTCAGTGTCAACTTCATTTCCGTCTGGTCCGATTAATTTACCAGCACCAACAACATTTGACCATCCACAAAGTCTGATAAGAACTTTTCTTGTGTTACCAATATATTGTGGGTTATCGTCACCAGCGTTAACTAAGTCACCATTAGACCAAACAACAACTGTAGCTGGAGCAGTAGCTGCAGACCAACGACCTTTAGAATAGTCAAATAATCCACCTGGATCTAATCCTGGTTCTGCACCTTCGTAGAATAAATCATAAAGATTTTTTGCGTAAGGGTTTCCAGTAGTATAACCTTGTTGTGGGTTATTATCACCACTGTTAACAGCCTCTGGAGAACCAATTGGCGGATAATGTACAGCACCGTCAGCGGTAATACCACCATTATACCCTTGAATTTTAGGTACAAAGAAGAACAATTTACCAATTGGTAAGTTCATTGCTTGTACTGATACGATATCGTTAGCTAATAATTTAGAGAAAACTCTTCTAACGATAGGGAAAACAACAGTTTCAAAAGCTCCGTTTGAACCTTCAGAAGTTGCTTCGTTAATTAAGTGAGACGCTTGGTTTTCATATAACTGCGCAACGTTCTCTTTTAAATGTCCTTTAAGACCTTCTAGGAATCCTAATCTATCCCATTTGTTAATTGTATCTTCTTTGATAACTTTAAGGTGTTTTAACCCAATGTTACCAACAAGACCTGATTCTAATAATGCTCCCATTTTATTTGTTTTTTTAGCTTTATTTTTTATTTATGTATATTATAAATATACTGTACTTTTAAAAAGTTTATTTTATTTTAGTCATTAAGTCTTTCATTCGTAAAAATTGTGGATTTTCATAAGTTTTTGACTCAATTAAATTCACAGCAGAACCTGTTGAAGGCGTTATTTCAACCCTTCTTTGTACTGATTCTGTAATAGTATTTTCACTTGGTTTATCTGAACCTAATTCAGACTTAATATTTTTATAAAGATTTTTAGATTCTTTCAAAGTTTCAACATTGTCAAATCTTCTAAGAATATTAATCTTTTCTTGTTTTGTTGTAGAATGTTCTGTAAATAATCTTGTAGCGTAAGCAAGATTTGAATTAAATACCGCAACTTCATTTAATTTACTTCTAAATAAATCAAGTGCTTTTCTGTATTCATCATTCTTGTTTCTTAGTAAATCAAGTTCTCTTTCATTTTCTAAAGTTAAGTTTCTATTTGGAGTAATTCCTTTTCTTAAACCTCTTCCAGATTTTGAACCATTGCCATAAGTTCTTGCAGCTTCTTTTGTTTCCATTTTTTTGGAACCAATTTTTTTACCGAACCCTTCACCGTTTACTTCTTCTTTATATTCAAATTTTGCTTTACCTGTACCCATAGTTTTATTGGCATTTCTTTTTACGGTTTTAAAACCACCACCCATGTTAGGTTTTTTATCATATTTGAATTTAGAAGCATTTCCCATTCCAGTTCCTTTAGCTTTAAATCTTCCTTTTGATTCTTGCATTGGGGTTGGCGTTTTTTGTGTTTGAGAGGTTTGAGCCTCACCTTCAATTGGTGATGTCATCATTTCTTCGTCAAATTCACGGTAGTCATAATCACCCTCAAACTCTTCATCATCTTCCATAGAAAAATCATCTTCCATAGAAAAATCATCAAATTCTGAAAGACTGAATTTTGAAGTTTTGCCATCTTTAAGTCCCATATCATCTAACTCAAGTTCATAAATTGTTTCTGAACTATCATCAAAATCTCCACGACTTTTTTTAGCTCCATAACCACCTTTCATCATTAGGTCGTCATCTTCGTCTTCTATTTCTTCTTCATCATAACCAAAAGAAAAGTCATCTTCATCTTCTTCATCCTCAAAAGAAAAGTCATCTTCGTCATCTTCGTCTTCTATTTCTTCTTCATCATAACCAAAAGAAAAGTCATCTTCATCTTCACCACCAAAATGATGTGAATACATATCAAATTCAGCTTTACCAAATTCTTTTAATTCACCATCATCCATCATTGATTCAGCAAGTTGAATAATATATTCT